AAGTGGTAAATTCTGATTTTACTATACCAAATCCAGATGTATATAATGCAACTATAAATCCAGTTGCATATGTTACTAACTATGATTATGAAGTAATAAATAATAATAAAAAAAGATCAATTTATATTTTAAAACGGGAGTATCTACAACAATTCTTAAATGATATGAGAAATGAAATGATTTATTCTCCTTCCTCCCAATATGTAAATGATGATTTGATTCGAACAGAAAATACTAGAGTTACAATGCCATAAAAAAAGGGGTCGTGAGACCCCTTTCTTGTATCAATCTGCAGCGAGTTGTGCAAAATATGATAACGTATCATCTTCTTCAGAAGCAGCAGCAACTGGTGTTGATACTGCAGCAGTTACTAACTGTTCTGCTTCACCACGATCATTGTCTTCATCAACAGTTTCTACATCTTGAGTGACTTTCTTGTTACCAAGAACATAACCAAGACGCTTCTTCAAATCATCATAAGACTTGAACTGATCAGCACCTACAAATTCTGATAAAGAATTTTCTTTTTTCCAGAGTGCTTCAAGTGCATCATCATCATCCAATACTGGAGTAACAGCAGTGAACTCAGAAGAGTCGTAGTTACGATAACCAGCAACGTTTTTTGCCTTCAACTTGAAGTTAGCACCTTGCCAGAAATCAAATGGATCAATTGCTTCTTCATCCTCAAACTCAGGTTGCATTGCTGCAGTTAGTTTGTCAAAGATTTTCTTACCATACTTGTATAAGAATACTTTACCTTCGTTCTCAGGATTAGCAGGATCCTTCACGACATAGATGTTACTGATGTAAGTAAGTTTACGCTTTTGCCTACGAGCAGCATCTTTACCAGCATCTGTGCCATTGTTCCAGAGTGTAGTATTAAACTCAGAAACAGGATCCTTCTGACCTAAAGTGGTCAAAGAATTTTCAATATACCAACCACCAGGACCTTGGAAGGCATGGGAGTATAGTTTTACAAATGGTAGATCCTCACCATTGGGAGCAGGTAGGAAACGAATGACGGCATATCCATTACCGCTTTTATCACATTCTAATTTCCATAAACGGTCATCTTGATTACCGTTAGTGTTATTCATTTTTTCGACTTCTTTCACAAGTTTTTGTGTGAGAGAGCCTAGTTTAGATTGCTTTTTTAGATTAGCAAACGACATTTAGTTACCTCGGATTTAATTGGATTAATTGGATGTTTAGATTATAGCAAATAATTGAATATTAGTCAACATGCTTCTTTAAATCATTAATGGTTTTATCCATACCATCAAATAGTACATTTATATCAGTTCCTGCAGGGAATCCCATCATAACAACTGATTGTTCTATTTGATTTTTTAATTTAAGAGCCTCAGGATCATCTGATAATGATAACCTCATATACATAATTTTTTGTTTTTCTAATAACAATTTTAACTTGTCGATATGTTCGACTTGTTCTTCAGGAGTAAGATTCATTACATTAATTATCTTACCATAGACTTCTTTTTGAAGTTCATTAATTTCATTCAATTCTTCCTGAACTATTTCAGAATCGAAAAAGTTAGTCATTTTCCTCCACTACATCAGTTTCGGAAACTTCCGTTTCTTCAATTCTACTATTTTCAATTTGCTGAAGGACTTCAATAGCACCTAATAATCGAATACGAGTATTAGTTAATGAATTAACTTGCTCTGTGACTTGTTCAAGTTGTACTGTTAAATTTTGAAGAACTTCACTGTTTTCAAGAGCCATGATTAATAACCTCCTTTAAGATTTTTTTATAGTGGAATACATTAATATTTATGAAAGGAATATATTTTTTTATCTTCATACTGACGGATTCCCACACTGGATCTTTTAATTTCTTATCAAAGTTTTTTACGAAAGAAAAGACCTTTTCCAGTATCGTAAGCGTTTCTAGCGAAATTTCTCCACCCAGATACTTTTTGAGTACCACGGGATGCTTGTTCTTGGAGCAATTGAATACTTCGTTCAAGTCGTTGTTGGATAGTAATTCGTTGCTTTGTTCTTTGAATAAGTAAGTCAAACTCTGTTTGCGTCTCATCCAATCTGCGTAGTTTCTTTCTCCAGAATTGATTATTTCTCCAATCCATAGGTTTTGTGGGTTGTCTGTTATTACAAAATTTGCTAATAGAAAATCCAATATTTGTTGATCGGAATATTTCCTAGATGTTTTTTCAAACCAATACTTGTCCTTTCGTTTATTAAAGGATGCCATAGTAGCTCTCGACTTACCACCATATTTAAAAAAGTCATACTTAGGATTAGTAAAATGACTTTTCATTGAGAGATAAGTTCGATAAGTCTCAAAAGGAGTCACTTTCATTATAATGGTAGTTTTGCCCTCGATGTTTTTTTCATAAAATTAAGATTGATAGCATCATACTTTAATCTTTCTTTTAATGGTTTTGAAACTAATTTTGATATTGAATCTACCTCAAGACCATTGATTTCGCAATAGTGACAGATAGCATCAATGTAATTGAGTTCATCCTTTGCTACAATCTTTTCTATTTCAATAGCAAATTTTTGAGGTGTTAAAAATTTTTTTTCTAATGCTTCCTCTAGTTCTTTATTCGGTTCCATAGAGTTCCAATTTATCTCCAACAAATTTTCTAATATATTTGCCGAGCAGTTTGATGTACTTTGATTTGTCGTATTCTTCATAGATGACACATTCTCCATTTTCACAAGCCATAATAATTACAAGTTTTTTGACAGAAATACCTGTCAGTTCATACAACATGCATCCGTATGCCATTGCCTGAACGAAATAATGTTCCACCCATTCTCTAGGTTTGGGTTTCTTAGAAGTTTTAAAATCTATTATCGACAATTCGTTGTTATATTCTGCAATACAATCAACTGTTCCCGCAATACCTAATTCCTTACTATATAGGGAACCTTCTAAAGCATAGATATTATCTATTTTATTGAGTTCACCCTTTGCAATTTTAAAGAGAAACTCTGAGATAGGTGGAACTTCTGGTAGAGTATCATTTTTTAAATAATACTCTGTGAGAGTGTGCATATCAGTTCCACGGGTTGTAGCCGCTTTCGTGATTTTATCTGCTGTCACATTACCTACCTTCTTTCGCCAATTAATAAAAATCTCTTTATTAAAATGACTGGTCACTGATGTAATAGAAACTAACTTAATTAAAGTTTCTTCATCGGGAACAGAATAATAACGAACTCCATCTATAGTCTCCCTAGAAAGTTTGGGGAGAGTCAAATCAACATGATTAAACATTACATACCTGCTTCCATTTTTGCGATAATGTACTCTTTGACAAGTCCAGAACGAACTATATCACTTATTTCAAATTCTATTATATCAAAAGATGGCATTTTACGCAAGATGTTCATGAAGTCTACGATACCATTACGATCATTTGTCTTTACTAAATCAGTTTGTCTAGCATCTCCACAGAAACATATTTTACTATTTTCACCAATACGAGTAATAATAGAATCTAATTCATGAAAATTAAGATTCTGATATTCATCAACAATGACAATAGCATTATCTAATGTAGTTCCTCTCAAGAATGAAGTGCTCCAAAACTTAATTGTATCCTGTGCTTTTAGATTTCCATATAACATCTCAAAATCTGCATCAGAAGACATCTGGAACATATACTTTACCATGTGCTTATAAGGCACTTGATAGATGTCAGATTTATCTTCATAGTCACCAGGTAAGAAACCAATTTCTCTTGTGGCAACTAAAGAACGAACAATATAAATTTTCTCATATGGACTACTTTCATCTAAAACATCTCTTAGTGCATTATAGAGTGTGATGAATGTTTTACCAGTTCCAGCACAACCATAAGCAACTAAATGTTTACCTTCTTTATATGAATTAAAAAGTCTTTTCTGATTCTCACTGATAGGTTCGATATTGACCAAATAATCACCACTCAGTGGTTTTTTTCTTTTCATTTGTTTGGTCGTCAATCCAACCCCAATCGGTTGTTCAACACCTTTTTTTCTTCTTGCCATTAGATTTTTTTTACTCTAGAACCAGGAGCTGTTTGTGCTTTTCCTAATACATCGTTCCATCCAGGTTTTGTTTTTCGTAATTTATCTCTCCAGTCTCCTACTTCTGCTGCCATTGGGCAAGTTGATGGATCACTCCAATCTCTCTTCCAATCAGGATTATCTTCACACCATTTACTCCATTCATTGACGCTCATTGCTACTTCTTTCTGTTCACCAGTTTCTTTGTGAACCACAGGATATGTTGCCATAATTAAAAAATGTTGTAAATTTATTTAGACCCACTCTAGGGCTTCTGATACAGAGGGAAATTGTTCAGTAAATACCTTTTTACATGCCTCTGCAATATCCATATGTTCCTTCTGAGTGCCATGTGCAGATCTTAGATTTATATAATGTATCCAAGAACGACATGAACCAGTCATATAGATTCTGGTAGGAGTACAGAGTGGTAATACCATTCTAGCACATTCCTTAGCAACACCATCCTCTAGCATCTGAGTATAAAGTGCCTTAGCAGAACTAAACAAAGTAATCATCTGACGATTAAGTGTCTCTACTATTTCAGGATCCAAATCATCAGTAGAATTCTGACGATTCTTTAGATCTTGTTTACGAAGTTCTGGTAATTCTATATCACCCAATGCAGTACTAGCAGCATATCTCTGAGAGAACTCTTGGAAAGTAAAACTCCTATGTCTTAGTATCTGTGCAGCAATAGCACGAGTAGTCTCTATCTCAAGAGTCATACTAGATTGTTCAAAAACACTCCAATGATTATGATTGATGCAATACTTTAATAGTCCTGCATACTTTTCATTATCTTGATTTGACGGATTAGACACTCTGGCAATATATGCCATCATCTGCTCTGCGTCAGGAGTGATGCTTATGAGTTTTACGTTCATTTTTTACCAAATCCTTGAGGTTTTTTTCTTTTAGATTTTATCATTTCTTGTTCTAAAACAGAAAGTTGTTCTCTCATAAATTCAAGTTCTTCAGAATTATACAAATAATCCTGTTCAAGTGCCTTTTTTAAATTTTTAAACATGTCCTTAGATCTCATCCGTCATCATCCTCGAAGATTTCATCATAATCATTAATAACTGAACGTTTATCTGATACGGTAGAATAAGCATCTACATCAGAATAAACTTCTGCTTTGAGAGCATCAACTAATAGTTCTAAATTACGAACAATAAGTTTTAATTTTTCTCTTTGTGGTTCCATAATTTTTATATGGTATTTATATATTTTACACAAAAAAAGAGGGTCTGTCAAGAGACCCTCTTTATTTAAGTTTTTAACTTAACTGCAAGGAATTGCCTTGCTTGTAACCTTGAGTCCACGATACATTAAATCGTGTCTGTTACGCTTAAGTGATTCTTCAATCACTGATGCGTTGTACTCTTCAGTGTCGTACTCGACACCACGGTAAGTGACTTTTGCCATTGGGTTTCTCCAAAGTAGTAGGG